GTGCAACCTGCGTAAGGGTGCGCTCAATGATGGGGTTTTTTTAGCACGAGCGGCTACCCCCCCTGTCTTTTCAAGCAATACCTCCCCGATGCAGTCCGAGACGATGCTGGACAGTCCGTTTAAGCACCGACCTAGTCCGAGTCAATGACAGATAAACCCAAACGATCCAAGCCGCTCCGAGGGGCAACTAAGCCACGGCTTCACAGTCCACTCCTCAAAGGCGAAACCAAGCTTCAGGATGTAAAAGACCTCTGTGAGATTGTGAAAATGCCACTGCTTCCATGGCAGGAGTTTGTGTTAAAGGACATGCTTACTGTGGACAAAAAAGGCATGTGGATTCGTAAGACAAACCTGATTTTGGTAGCGCGGCAGAACGGTAAGACGCATCTAGCGCGTATGCTGATACTGGCTCACCTGATTAAATGGAATACCAATGTCCTTATTATGAGCTCTAACAGAAGCATGGCTTTAGACACCTTCAGACAAGTAACTAGCCTATTGGAGACAAATGACCACCTCAAAGGATTCGTCAAACAGATCAGACACGCCAACGGCACAGAGTCAATTGAAATGCTATCTGGCGCAAGGCTTGATGTTGTGGCAGCAACTAGAGACGGCTCTCGCGGTAGAAGCGTCAATGGATTGCTCTACATCGATGAAGTCCGAGAGATCTCAGAAGATGGATTTAGAGCTGCAACTCCTACAACTAGAGCTCACCCAAACTCTCAGACGCTTCTTACCTCTAATGCAGGAGACGCTTTCAGCACTGTACTCAACGACTTACGGGAAAGAGCTATCGACTATCCACCCAAGTCTTTTGGATTCTATGAGTACTCAGCTCCGCAATACTGCAAGATAGACGACCGCAATGCATGGGCTATGGCTAACCCATCAATGGGGTACACGATCACGGAAGATGCGATTGAGGAAGCGATTGCGACTTCACCGATTGAGAACACTCGTACAGAGACTCTTTGCCAATGGATCGACTCGCTTTCAAGCCCTTGGCCGCATGGCATCTTGGAAGAGACATCTGACTCAACCCTAGAGATGCCACCTGGGGCTTACACGATCTTTGGCTTTGATGTTAGCCCTTCAAGGCGTAACGGCTCACTCGTAGCAGGTCAATTATTGCCAGATGGCAGGATTGGCATTGGCATCTTAGAGACTTATAGCTCTCAGGTCGCTATCGATGAGCTTAAGATGGCAGCGAGCATAAAGGCTTGGTGTGACATCTATAAGCCTCGCCTTGTGTGCTTTGACAAGTACGCGACCCAGACGATTGCAGACCGACTGACTAATTCAGGTGTGGTCTGTGAGGATGTATCAGGGCAGCAATTCTATAAAGCCTGTGGTGACTTGCTAGAAGGCTTGGTCAATCATCGAGTCGTCCACAATGGACAGGCTGAGTTTATCCAGCAGATGAATAACTGTGCAGCTAAGGTCAATGATTCGGCTTGGCGTATTATCAAGCGAAAGTCAGCAGGTGACATCTCGGCACCAATCGGAATTGCCATGGCAGTTAGCAAGCTGATGATCCCTCAGCCTAAGCCTCAAATACATGTTTAGACACGCCTTGTCAAATTGTCCAATTACTTGACAAATGGTATAGTATTAGTCTATGGGTCTATTTCGCAAAACTGAAGCAATCTCTAATGACGATAAGCGTTCATCGCTTTTAGCGCAATACGCCCCTCAAATTATGGGAGAGAATCTTAACTCCCTTTATAACTACATCCTTCCGCGAGTCAATCGCAATGAGGCGATGTCAGTTCCATCTGTAGCTCGATGCCGCAATCTTATTGCAGGTGTTGTTGCAGACTTGCCACTTAACTTGTATCGCAAGTCCACAGGTGAAGAACTAGGAAACCCTATCTGGGTTGAACAGCCATCAATCAATCAGCCTCGCTCCGTAACAATGGCGTGGACTGTTGATTCATTAATGATGTATGGCGTTGCTTATTGGGAAGTTACAGAAGTCTATGCAGAAGATGGTCGTCCTTCTCGCTTCGAGTGGGTTCCAAATGTTAAGGTAACATTCGAGACTGATCTTTATGGAAACAAAGTGACTCAGTACTATGTCGATGCTGTTGCTCGTCCTCAATGGGGCGTTGGATCACTTATTACATTCCAAGCATTTGACGAAGGTATCTTAGAACGCGGTGCTGAAACAATTAAGGCAGCAATTGATCTTCGTAAAGCAGCAGTATTAGCTGCAAGCACTCCAATGCCTTCAGGCGTACTTCGTAACAATGGAGCAGACCTAGATCCTAAAGAAATTGCTGGACTATTAGCAGCATGGAAAAACGCTCGTCAAAATCGTGCGACTGCTTACCTAACATCTACTCTTGAGTATCAACCAACATCATTTTCACCTAAAGACATGATGTATGACGAAGCGCAGCAGTTCCTAGCAACAGAAATTGCTCGTCTATGCAACATCCCTGCTTACATGGTTTCAGCAGAGGCGAACCAGAGCATGACATACTCAAATGTATTAGATGAGCGCAAGCAATTCTATTCACTATCTGTTGCACCTTATGTCAATGCCATTCAGGATCGCCTTTCAATGGATGACATCACTGCCCGCGGTAATGCTGTGCGCTTTGATGTTGATTCTTCTTTCCTAAAGACTGAGCCAATGGAAAGACTTCTAGTAATTGAAAAGATGTTATCTCTAGGCTTGATCACTTTAGAGCAAGCGATGGAAATGGAAAACCTAACACCTAACGGAAATGAGGGGATCGCTTAATGGACAAGCAGATCTTAACCTTCTCGGCAGAGCTAACAGCCAATGTCGAAGAGCGCACTATCTCAGGCAAGATTGTGCCAGCAGGAACAGGCGAAGTGGGTAACACTTCAGCAGGTCGAGTTGTCTTTGAGAAGGGCGCGATTGCACTTCCAGATGATCCTAAGACCATCAAGCTTCTTAATCAACATGACATGAGACAACCTCTAGGAAAGGCGACAAGCTTCTCTGAGGATTCACAAGGAAACATTTACGGTAGCTTCAAGATCTCACGATCTAATCGTGGTACTGAAGCACTAATCCTTGCTGAAGAAGGACTGCAGTCAGGTCTTTCAGTAGGTGTAGAAGTTATTACTGCAAAGAACAAGGGTGGCGTGATGCATGTATCCGCCGCTAAATTGTTCGAGGTTTCATTAGTGACAGAGCCAGCCTTCAAGTCTGCTCAGGTCATTGATGTAGCGGCTGAGTCAGACATCGAAGCTGCAACAAGCACAAGCACGAAAACCACCACGATCAATACGACAATCGTTGAGATCGAAACAGAAACAGAAAGCGAGCAATCAATGGAGAACACTCCAGAGACAGTTGCAGCACCGGCAGTAGAAGCAGCAGCGGTTGAAGCTGCTCGCCCTGTGGTGACAGCAACAACACATGTGCGTGAGCGCATTGCACCAATCACATCAGCACAATACCTAGAGGCAAACATCAAGGCTGCTCTTGGTGATGACGAAGCACGCCGCACAATTCGCGCCGCGGATGATTCGACTTCAACAAATACTGGTCTAACTTTGCCATCTCACCTAAATACTTTCATTACTGACACTTTCACAGGTCGTCCAGCATTTGAAGCTGCAACTCGCGGTTCACTTGCAGGAATTGACGGAATGTCATTCACAGTTCCACGCCTTTACACAAATGCTGGAACACCAGATGTTGCACCAACAGTTGCAGATACTAACGAAGGCGCAGCACCATCTGAGACAGGCATGACCTCAGCTTATGACACGATTTCAATCGAGAAGTTTTCTGGATTGCAGCGTGTAAGTTTCGAGCTAGTAGATCGCTCATCTCCAGCATTCATGGATCTAATGATGGCTGAACTTCGCAAGGCATACGAGAAGGCTACAGATGCAGCACTTCTAGCAGCTTATGTTTCATCAGGAACAACAGCAGCAACAACAGCAGCAACAGCAGCTGGACTACAGTCATTCGTATCTGTAGAAGGCGCAGCAGCTTACAAGGGTACAGGCGGAGACTTCGCTAACAAGCTAGTCGCTTCCACAGACGCTTGGGCGGCAATTGCTGGCTTCGCGGATTCAACTGGACGCAGCCTCTATTCAGCTCAGGGTGCTACACAGAATGCATCAGGTAACGCAGTAGCTACATCTGTAGTTGGTGGCGTACTTGGTACAGACCTAATTGTTGATCACAACATCTCAACATCAGGTGTTGTCGATAACTCAATGTTCTTGGTTGCTCCTGCATCTGTTTACACATGGGAATCACCAACAACACAACTTCGCGTTAATGTCTTGACATCAGGCGAGATCGAGATCAACCTTTACGGATACTTGGCAATCTACCTTGCTAAGTCAGGTAAGGGTGTTCGTAAGTTCAACCTAACTTAATAAAAACAGGTAACTAAGTACGCTCTGAGGGGTAGTAGCCCTCTACCCCTCAGAGTCTTTAGAAAGGAATCGGGATGAGTCTTACAACAGTCGCAGAACTCCGCTCAACACTCGGAGTCGGTACGCTGTATCCCGATGCAACCCTTCAGGAAGTCTGTGATGCTTCAGATGCAGTCCTACTGCCTATGCTCTGGACTAATGTCACTTTCAACATTTCACACAGCAACACAGCGACAACAGGCACACTTTACTTTCAAGACAAAGTAGAAAAAGTCTTTTATGTGGGTCAGACAGTAACTATTACTGGCAATGGCTCAAAGCACAACGGATCAAAGACTCTCACTGGAGTAGGCGATTACTCAATCACTTACGCAATCTCAGGCAACAACAACACTCCAGCAGTAGAGCATCCAGTTCAACCTTTTGGCACAGTAACAGCAGACACCTATGTGGACTGGTCTGCAGATGCAGCAATTCAGAACGCAGCTTTGATGATCGCTGTTGAAATCTGGCAAGCGCGTACAGCCACCCTTTCAGGCAGTAACGCAGTCGATTTCCAGCCCTCACCTTACCGAATGAGCGCACAGCTACTCGCTAAGGTCAGAGGATTGATCGCTCACGCGCTGAGCCCTAACTCAATGGTGGGGTAATGACCGCACCTATAACCACCCTTCGCACGACACTTGCCACAGCACTTGTGGATAACTCCAAGTGGCAGACTTTTGCATTTCCACCTGCAACAGTCCTTGCTAACTCTGTAATCGTGTCGCCAGATGATCCTTATCTAACACCTAACAACAACCAACACATCACCATTAGCCCAACTGCTAACTTCAAGATCATCATGACAGTTCCACTCTTTGACAATGAGGGAAACCTTAACGGCATCGAAGATACTGTCGTAGGTGTGTTCGCTAAGCTAGCGGCATCATCTCTGGTCTATAATGTAAGCGCAATCAGCGCACCTAGTATTCTCAATGCTGCTTCGGGTGACCTACTCAGCTGCGAGATGTCCGTAAGTATCCTAACGAGTTGGAGTTAATTATGTCCGATTGGGAAAAAGAGAACGAAGCCTTTCTGATCAAGATCGGACAGGTTAAGCAAGCACCAACACCTAAGCCAGTAACTAAGAAAGACGAGGAATAATCCATGGCTGTATTTCTAAACAACGGAGTTTCGGTCACTGTGAACTCAGTCGATCTAAGCGACCATGTAACAAGCATTACTATCAACCGCACATTCGATGAGCTAGAAGTAACAGCGATGGGTGACTCAGGTCACAAGTTCGTTAAGGGTCTAGAAGCATCATCAATCACAATCGATTTCCTAAATGACACAGCAACAGGTGAAGTCCTTCAGACTCTACAGGCTGCATGGGGAACATCTGTTCCAGTAGTCATCAAGCAGACAAGCGCAGCAGTGTCAGCTACTAACCCAAGCTACACAATGACTTGCTTGATCAACAACACAACCGATGTTAATGGTTCTGTCGCTGACC